ACGCCCGCGCTCACGCCTCGCAGCATGTAGCGCATGAAGGGATCGAGCAGTCCTGACGGTCGGGTCGGCGCAAACGGTACGAAACGCTCCCCTGGCGCAAGTGTCCGAATCTGTCCCGGCTCAAAACTGCTGACCCGCTCACCGTTGACGATTTCCTCGCCCTCAAACTGCGGATCCGGAGTCTCAAGAAAGCCCATCTGACACGCGGATGCGCGAGCCGCGATGACCTCGGCTTCCTCAAATCCCGTCATGTGACGCAGTCGGATCAACGCGCTTGCGAACCATGGCACCCCGCGCGTCTGGTCTGGTCTGTCCGTTCTGAACAGATGGATGACCTCTGCGGCTGGAACGCGAATCCGCGCCTGAGTAGCGGCTCTCCCACTGGTTGCTAAATCTCCTGGGTGCAGCTTCCAGAAGTGGTACGCGACAGGACGCTGCCATTCATCGACTTCAACGCCCATGCGGATAGTGTTGCCGGTGATGATGTCGCTGCCATTGAAGTTCTCATCAAGGTAGTCAGCCTCAATGACCTCAAGTGAAAGCGGAATCGGTGATCGACCAAACGGTCTGCGGATCATCCGAACGAAAACTTCACCCGATTCGGCAGCAGAACGCACCAGAAGGCGTTCAATCTCCGAGAAGCACAGCTTGCCAGCAGTGTGGCAGCTATCTGCTCGACCCCAACGATTCCAGGCAGTCTCAATCGACTGATTGAGTGCGCTGTCGAGCTTTCCAGCCCCGCGCCCTCGGACCCGCGATACCTGAGACTGAACGCGAACACCCTGTCCGATCACGTTATTCTGGATCGCTCGCAGCGCGTTCGACACGTAATCGTTGTTGCGTGCGAGATCCCTGACGCGGTTTCGCAGCGTCTGAATCGCCATGCGCGACTCTGAATCCTGCGAGGTACTGCTTGCGATCCAATCGGACATGGTCCGACCCCAAGCCGCGCCAGCATAGGCTCGCTTAGGGTTCGCCGCAGGGGTTTTCTTGGAAAAAGGCCAATACCATGCCATCAGCGGAATCTCACGTACATTTGTCGAGGATCCCCAAGACCGTTCGCGATGTTCTGCGCGGCCTTTTCCATGTAAACCTGACGCTTCAATGAGGACTCAAGCGTCAACAGCGCGGCCATGTCTTCTTTACGCAGCCTGCGCGTGCCAATGGTGTATTCGATTGCCGTTCCACCGGAAATGCGCGCTGAAATTTCCGCCTGCACCGCAGCCAGATCGATTTCAGTCTGAGTTCTGCCGTCAAATCCGGCGACCGCTGTCGCAAGGTTTTTGACGATGCGGAGACTTCCGCTGCCAATCGTAATGACTTGGGTGGCCTTGGTAACGGTTGCCTGCCAGAAGTAGTTCGCGCTTTGCGAGTCATTCATGGCTGCGGTCTGAGCCGCACTGAGCGTCGTTTCCCAGCCACTGCTGTAGGCAGTTGAGACAACGCTCAGGGTGGTCGGGCCGCCGAAATAATAGGTCAACGTCCAATCAGCAGACGATATGGCATTCCCCAGATTGTCCTGGGTTGAGATGTCACGCCATGTGACTGAGTTGCCTTGAACGATTTCGGCAGGGATTTCCAAATTTTCACCAGTTGGTGACAAACGATGATCTCGACTGAACGATACCGGCACGCTTGCTGTTTTGCAACGCCGCACCGGAGGAGGTCAAACGCTTTGGTGTCATTTTATTCTGCATCTGATCCCAAATGGTTTTCCGGTTATAGCGAAAATAGAGCGACTGCATTGCCGCCAAGGCATAGACAAAACAGTCCAGCGCCTCGTTGCGCGACCCAGATTTCTTCACCCACTCGCGAGTCGCATAGCCCCTCACATATCGCGTCCTGAGCTTTTCGGAGGTCAACTGATCGAAGTACTCAGTGTTGAGGGCGGCATGGAAGTGAACAAAACCGGCCCCAGGCTCAGTGAGCTTCAATCGAGAATATATGGTCGCCTTCGCAGTGTCAGTGCCGACAGGCCACACCTCGGCTCCGTTCTTCAGCGTCTGCTGCCGCCAGTTCAAATCCACTTTGGTGGGCCTTCCGAGGATCGGCTTGTTTTTGAGAGACACGCCCTTGATAGCCATCACGTTCAAATTCTTATGCTCGCGCGCGAACGCATACACCTCATGCGTGAAGTGACCACCAGAATCGATACAGGTGGCCGCGATCTGAACGTCTTCGTAGTCCTCATGCTCAATTGGCGATGACAACAGGTTCGCCAACTGATTCCATACCTCCGGTCTGGCAGGATCTCCGAAAATCTCATCGTGCCGCAGAACCCATGCCTCCTCTGCTGCACCAAACCCCACCACCGTGACCGCGAGACGGTTGTCCTGAGTGTCTACGCCAGCCACCACCGTCAAAACTCCAGAGGGTGCCATTCCTGGTCGATACAGCTCGACGCGATCCTGCAATTCTCCAGCACCAATCTTCGACGCGATCTCATCCTCCCATGTCTCAGCGAGAATCGTGTTCACAAACGTCTTGAGTAGCGGTGGGTCGCCCTTCGCGCGCAAAAACTCCTCCACGATTTCAGCCCAGGACTTCCAGCCGAGCGGCGAATACAAGCTCGACAGGTGATACCCGCGAGTCTTGCCATCGCTAGGTGCGGTTGCCCGCCATTCTCCACGCATGAGCATGTCGGTCTTATGCGACTCGTCTATGCTGCATCCGTTTGCTTCGCAGCCGTAGATCACCGTCTTCGGGTCGCCGTCCTGCCACTTCAAATTCTTCCACACCAACTGTTGAAGCTCTCCGCAATGCGGGCACGGCACAAAATATCGCCTCTGGTCGCTCGCCATGTACTCGGCTTCGATGCGGCTCGCGTCCCTAATCGTCGGCGTAGAACACATGAATATCTTGCGGCGCGCAAACGTAGTGGTTCGACGTTCAGCGAGGTTGCATGGGTCGCCTTCTCCATCCAGATCCGCTGGATAAGCATCTACCTCGTCGAGAAACAGATACCTCACTGGCATTGAGCGCAGTCCAACAGCGGAGTTGGCCCCCGTGATCATCAGAAACCCGCCAGCGAACTCCTTCGCCATCATGGTGTTTCCAGAGTCCCTCGATCTTGAGTCCGCGACCTTTCCGCGAAGCCGTGGAGTCTCCTCGATCATGGGCGCAAGCCGCTGTTTCGATAACCGCTTTGCCATATCCACAGTCGGCTGCACCATCATCAATGGACCTGGGGCCATGTCGATGATGAAACCGCACCAGTTGTTTCCCGTCTCCGTTTTTCCAACCTGTGCGCCAGCCATGAAAATCACGCGCTGAGTCGGATCGCTTGGAGACAATGAATCGAGAATCTCCCGCAGATATGGGGTGCGATCTGTGCGCCATCGACCAGGTTCCGCCGATGCCTTTTGACTCAGGAATCGAAACTCGTCAGCCCAGGCTGAAACCGTCAGGTCTGGATCCGGCGTTAACCCTGCGAAGAACGCAGATCGATACACCTCACTCATGCGCCTTGACCTCATCCAAAGCAGAACGAATTTCATCAGTCAGTTTTTTGTGGATGACAAACGGATCACTGATGCCAGCAACTTCTGCCGCGATGCGATCCGCAATGCCAAACATTCCGTCTCGGACAATGCGCGCCAGCCGAAACGCCTCCTTTTTGACTTGCTCCACAGAGACTAGTTCTCCCGTTTTCTCTTCGTACTCAATTTGAGCGAGCTTCGCGCGATACGCCGCCTCCAAGGTTTTTGACTCCAGCAACGTTGGAACGGCATTGGGATCAACTCCAACCTGGATGGCGCGCTCCACCATCTCATCCGAGGATCGAACAGCGCGTTGTTTGAGTTGACCGTGATGACCGATGCTCGGATCTGTGTTCGCAGCCCATAGGCGATCCGCCACTGCGATGATGATTCGACCCTGCTCATCCACGGCCCCCTTGAGCTTGCCCTCGCGAATCGCCTTGTGGACTGCCTGCCGACTGACTCCTCTCATGGCCGCATAGGCTGTTTTGGTGACGTTCTTTGTTGCTATGTGACGTTTTTTGTCACTTCCGGCCATTTTTTGACACCCCCATTTCACACAGTAGGGGAGCAACGGTAAACCATTTGACCAATTTTTCGCTAGTGAAAGCGCGGGGTCGCGCGTCACCCTCGAATTTTGCGCGAATGAGTACCTTTTGCATTTGGGAATGATTCGCATTCGCGCAGGGCGCAGGCAGGGCGCAGGGCGCAGGCAGGGCGCAGGGCGCAGGCAGGGCGCAGGGCGCAGGCAGGGCGCAGGGCGCAGGCAGGGCGCAGGGCGCAGGCAGGGCGCAGGGCGCGCAGTGCGCGACCAGTGCGCCCGAGAGACTAGTGCCTACCAGTGCGCGACCAGTGCGCCCGAGAGAGACCAGCGCCTACCAGTGCGCGACCAGTGCGCCCGAGAGACTAGTGCCTACCAGTGCGCGACCAGTGCGCCCGAGAGACTAGTGGCGGGAATCGAGCGCGTTCCCGAGGATTCAAATCAAACCTGCCTGCCCCAAAATCAACGCAAAAAAAAAGGGCGCCTATGCGCCCTATGTAGTGTCGGATTTTTTAGCCCATGCGGCCATTA